TGTTTAATATTGATGGGCCAGATTGGATTGAGGATGATGAGGATATTAGTATTTGGGAACGTCAAACCAGAGAGGAGCACTTAAAGAAGGCGAAAGAAAGATATGCGGATGGTGGATTAGAAAGGAGGAGAGCGTATAAGGAGAGAGATGGTGTAAGAGAAAGGATGAGGGAATGGGGTAGAGAATGGGAGATGAAGAATAAAGAGAGGAGAAATGAGAGGAGGAGAGAATTATACGCAGAGAAATACGCAGAGAATAAAGCATATAAAGAAAAGTTACAACAGCGTGCGAGGGAATACTATTGGAACAAGAAAATGGAGTTGAGGAAATCCCTCTAAATAATGAAGATACTGAGATCAACAGAGGGGTTGAACTAGTATTGAGAAATAAAAAAGGGGGGAAGAGAAAGCCTAAAACATTTGAGGTGAATTTTTGTATCTTTAAGAGGGAGATTACTTTATCTCTTGATATTATTAAGCAACCCACTACCTAGGAGAAAATGGAAGACACTACCGTTGTTCTGGCACTATCATCTGTGATAAGTTTTATGTGTTTGTTGGTAGGAGGTTTGATAGGTTGGATAGCCAGAGAGAATCACTATCAGAAGCCAGGTTTTATACATCCAGAGTTTCTTGATGAGCATGGTAATCTATTACCTGATGACATTTTGGCTGTAACTTTTGTAAATGATCCACCAGAAACAGAAGAGGATTGACTTTCTCTAATAAATAAGTTAAAATGATTTGAGATGAGGTAGATGCATGGGTAAGATGATGACCAGTAGTGGAACACTTTCCGAAGGCGAAGAGAGTGATGCCAATTATATGGGTACAGGAAAGAAGAAGCCAGGTAGACCTAAGAAGAGTGCTCCTCCTGAAAGGCTTCCTCCCAATCCTTTTATTCATGAGATTTTGGATCTAGTTAGTAAGCAGAGAAGCGTTACTAAGAAGGTGGAAGTACTTCAAGAACATAGATGTGATGCTCTTGTGTCAGTTCTTATTTGGAATTTTGATGAGACAGTTATATCCTTAGTTCCAGAAGGTGAGGTTCCTTATGAGAGAAATGAGGTTCCAGTAGGTACAGATCACACTTCTCTACGTAAGGAGGGAATAACTCTTTGAGTACTATTAGAAGGGAGACAATGTTTATTCAGGTTCTAGAGGGTTTGCATCCCACTGAGGCTGATCTTCTGTGTCTAGTTAAGGATGGGTTGCTTGCATCCAAGTATAAGATTACTAGAGGTGTTGTTGAGACCGCTTATCCTGACATAGTGTGGGGTGGAAGAGGTGGCTAATGTCTGGGTTTAAAGGGGAGGCGCCAAAGGATAAGAAGGACAAGGAGTTTGCTCTCAATGTAAATTACAATGAGGTTGATAAACTGATTAAGGAATATAAGAGGATAAAAAAGGCGGAGAAGTCGAACCTTAATACAATCCAGAAGCTGGGTGGTAAGAAGACAGAGGCTGATAGGTTAGTGGACGAATATGGTATTGATGCTGAAGCTTTAGAATGAAACTAACACTTGATATATTCAATGACTTAACCAAGGCATTGAGGACTACCAATAAGAAGGGTGAAGAAATTTGGAAGGATGGTGCTGAAGTAAGAATAAATGTTGGAGGGACTTTTGTATCTGATAAGTTCATAAGTATAATCATTACTAATCCTCCCGAGGAAGTATGAACATTGCTATTATGTGCTCAGGAAATGGGAGCAATTTTGAAAATTTATTTCATAATCTTCCTCCCGAAGATGATATTATGGTGATGATTTATAATAAGAAGGGATGTGGGGCAGTTGAACGTGCTAATAGGTTGGGTGTCCCTGCTTGTTATATGGATAATAAAGATGAGTTAAGTATTATGGAATACTTTAGGGAGCTTAAGGTAGAGTTAGTGTGTCTTTGTGGGTGGATGAGAATAATATCTGATGAGTTGTTGAGGTTATACCCTATTATTAATGTCCATCCTTCTCTCCTGCCAAAATATAAGGGACTGAATGTGGTTCAAAGAGCTATGGATGCTGGTGAGGAGTATGCTGGAGCAACCGTTCATTGGGTCAATGAGTATTTGGATGGTGGTGAGATAATAAGACAGGGTAAAGTGAAGATTGATGGCACAGATAGTGTGGAAACCCTAACAGAAAAGATACATATAGTAGAATATAAAATATACTTGGAGGCAATACAAGATGTTAAGCAGCAACTATCGATTAACGTTGGTTGATATATGTGGTAGAATGATATCAGGACTACCAGTTACTCTGGATGAAAGAGTTTGGATGAATAAGTTGTGTGAGAAAAATATGAGTGCCAAGGAACTAGCTGGGGCTCTTACATGCCCAGATTTTGTAGGGGAAGAATTGTAAAGAAATGCGTGGAGTTGAAGACATCCCTTGACATATATATTATAGGATAGTAAAATATCTGTATCGTTCGTTACTCTTTTGAGTAATGCAAGGTAAGCCGACAGCAACGTTATCGTTGACTTATGTTATTTCCCTTACTTACACTCCTATCTACATCTCCTCCGGACTATAAGTTGCTTAATTGCATCCAATATGACTGGTTAGTAGATGGGGTTAGGATATCAACACTCCTATCAAGATCGGAGAAGTTGGACTTAATTGTTCTTTTAATGGAGAGTACAGAGGAGGGGTGTTTTTAGGGAGAGATACATAAGCGGGAGCCGACTTATTGGAACGGGCTAAAATCCAAACCAGTAGGAGCAAACCAATGGCGAAAGTCACTTATCGTGGTGTCCAGTATGACACTCAAGAAACCAAATCCTGTCAAGTAGTTGAGAAGCCTCTCATCTATCGCGGGATTAGGCACACAGAAGAAAAAGTTGTGTGTGCTAAGTGAGACAGAAAGGGAGCTTTACAGCTCCTTTTTTTTGTAGTAAAATAAAAATAAAGCTGCTATGGAAAAGGATAAATTAAAACTAATCACTAGAAACTTAAGGTTACTTGTTGATGCTTTAGAGAGTGAGGTGTATTCTGATGTGAAGGCATACACTGAAGGGACACAATATCAGGCTCCTTTGGCTGATTATGATGAAGTATATGAGGATGACGATGGGTAGAAATGATTGGAGATATACTGAAGACCGCTTAGAATTGAGAGGTGAATGTCTAAATATACTATTAAAGAGATTTGGAAGCGCTCACATAGACAAGGTGGGTTATTCTACTCAAGACATATATGAATGTGTAGATGTCTGGGTATCTCAAGGCAACAAACAAACTAATGGTTTGGTTGCATTTTTTCTAGGATATTTTGTTAAGGATGAGATCGACAAAGAAGACAGCGAAGTACATCATTAAACACTCTGATTTATTTTCAGAGGGGGAGATGTTATATGCAAAGAGAGTGCTGCATCAAAAAAAAGTAATGAAGTTATTGAGGAAAATACAAAATGGATCAAGTAAAACTGATATCAGTGACCCCTGACGCTGAGAGGCTGATGGCGAAAATAGCGAGGGTTTCGAATCCGTCAAATCAAGATAATCCTAATGTATCAGGACTTCTGAAGTATTGTATTGAACATGGACACTGGAGTGTCTTTGAGCAAGCCTTTATGACTGTGGAAATTAATACCACCAGAGGTTTGGCTGCTCAGATACTTAGACACAGGTCCTTTACCTTTCAAGAGTTTTCTCAGAGATATGCTGACACTAATCTGTTAGAGGAAATTATACCTCTTCCTGAACTTAGGAGACAGGACACAAAGAATAGGCAGAACTCAACTGATGATGTTGATCCCTACATTGTTCAAAAGTATAGTATCTTAATGGAAGATCACTTTAGACATTCTATGGATCTTTATAATCAAATGTTGGCTGATGGTATTGCCAAGGAGTGTGCTAGGTTTGTCCTTCCCCTTGCCACTCCCACCAGGATCTACATGACAGGCTCTGTAAGGTCTTGGATACATTATATCAATCTAAGGTCTGCACATGGGACACAGAAGGAGCACATGGATGTTGCAGAGATTTGTAGATGTATCTTCCTGTGTGAATTCCCATTAGTCGGTGAGGCATTAGATTGGGCAAGGATGATGTCTTGTCCAGACTGTGATGACGCTCCCTCTGTTACCATAAACTAAATAAAACTATACATTGAGGATTGAAATGCCAACTTATCCATTAATTAATAAGAATACTGGAGAGAAACAAGAACTCTCTATGACTATGAAAGATTATGATATATGGAGAAAAGAGAACCCTGATTGGGATAAGGATTGGTCGGCAGGTTGTGCTGGGGTAGGAGAAGTGGGTCATTGGGCTGATAAGATGAGCCGGACACATCCTGGATGGAATGATGTTTTACGTAAGGCATCCAAGGCTCCTGGATCTCAAGTCAGACCTTTATAGGAAATTTAACTTTTAATTCCAAAATCGGGCCGAAAAAATCCCAGGAAATTTTTTGACCCTATTACCTTTTTACATTCTCTATGTCAAGAAAAAAATCAGCAGGTATCAGTACAAATCCCGTCCCCAGTGGGATGAGCAGTAGGACAATGAAAAGAAAGAAACCGGTAAATTCTGATTACCTTAAGGATATAACTCCCCTTACAGATAATCAACAAAGATATTTTGATAGTTATAAAGAAGATAAAAATGTTGTAGCCTATGGCGTGGCTGGAACAGGTAAAACATTCATCGCTCTCTATAACGCTCTTCAAGATGTCTTGGATCCGAAATCTCCATATGAAAAGATATATGTTGTTAGGTCTCTTGTTAGTACCAGGGAAATTGGCTTTCTTCCTGGTGATCATGAAGACAAGTCTTCACTTTATCAGATCCCTTACAAACATATGGTGAAGTATATGTTCTCCATGCCTGATGAAGCTTCATTTAATATGCTTTATGCAAACCTAAAGGCACAGGGAACTATTGACTTCTGGAGTACTTCTTTTATCAGAGGTACAACCTTTGATAATACTATTGTTTTGGTTGATGAATTTCAAAACTTGAATTTTCATGAGCTTGATAGTATAATTACAAGGGTAGGAGAGAACTCTAAGATTATGTTTTGTGGTGATGCAACTCAAACTGATTTGGTTAAACAGAACGAAAAGAATGGCATCTTTGAATTTATGAGAGTTTTACAAAACATGCCATCCTTTGATATAATAGAGTTTAATGTAAATGATATCTGTAGAAGTGGTTTAGTTAAGGAGTATATTATTGCAAAACTTGAACTTGGAATGGAGTTGTAATGTTTAATCATGTTGAATTGAATCTTTGTCCTTTGGAGAGAGAAAATATAGATGGTGCAAGATACTATAAGATTCCTGATTTTGAGGAGTATGTTAAACTAGTATCCATCACTTCCATTATTAGTCACATCAATCGTGAGTTTTTTGATAATTGGAGAAAGAGAGTAGGTGTAGCTGAGGCTGATAAGATTACCAGACAGGCTACAAGTAGGGGAACAGATATGCATACCCTATGTGAATGTCACTTGATGAATAGAGATCTTCCTCCAGTTCAACCTTTGTCTGAGTATCTTTTTAAGCAAGCTAAACCACAATTAAGTCAAATAGATAATATACATGCTATTGAAGGTCCTCTTTATAGTCGTTACTTAGGAGTGGCTGGAACTGTTGACTGTATTGGGGAATATAATGGAGAACTTGCAATCATAGATTTCAAGACTTCTAAGAAACCTAAGAAACGTGAATGGATTGATGGTTATTTTGTGCAATGTGCAGCTTATGCTTGTATGTTACATGAAATGAAGGACATTCAAGTTAAAAAGTTTGTGATTATTATGTCTTGTGAAAATGGAGAAGTGGAGGTCTATGAAGAATATGATAAAAAAAGGTATATCAAATTACTCGATGAGTATATTAGAAAGTATATTAACGATAAACTCAAAGAATATGCAACAACCTGAAGAAAAAGATCTCAATAAGATGATTGAGAACAAGTTTTATTGTTCTAAGAAGTTTGCTGTAGAGATTGAGGATATTGTTAAGAATAATAATATGAGTTACATTGATTCTATTGTTTTCTTTTGTGAGAAAAACAGTTTAGATGTGGAAGTGATTCCTAAGTTAATGTCTAAACCTTTAAAGGAGAAGCTTAAAGCAGAGGCTATGGAATTAAACTTTCTTAAGAAGACTAGCTACGCTAAGCTTCCTGTATGAAAGTGACCCCATTCGACGCTTATAAATCTTATCTTGGTATTAAAAATCACTTCACTCAAAAGAAGTATGATTATGTAAAGTATTGCGGCAAGAGTAAGGCATCCCTTCAATCTTTTTATAAGAGGCGGGATCGTATGTGGTTTGAGAAGTTGAGTAGGCAGAAGAGTGATGAGGAAGTTATAGATTTCTTTGTGGCAAACTTTGTTACTTCCACAGATCCATCTACAATGTGGATTGGTGAGATAATAAAGAGTGGTGACAGAAATTATACAGAGTGGCAGAAAAGAAATCAATCACTATCTTATATCTTTAAGGAAGAGATGTCTGTATTTGATGGTGAAGATTTTAATAGTATGATTAAGTGTAGTAAGGGTAAACATCCTTTATTGAAATATTATTTGAATGGAAGTATATGTATTGAGAGTATGGTAATCCTTAATAAGATACTTAATTTTAGCTCAGAATATGATAGAATATTGGAAGATCCTGTATGGGAAACCCTCTCTTTGAAATTGAAAAAGTATGAATCCTTCATAAATATTAGTGTGAGTAAGTATAGGGAATTGTTGAAGAATGTCATTCTTTGAGAGTGAAATGGTTCGTAAAAATCTTCAAGATATTGAAGATTTGCAAGATGAAGTTTTTGGTAATGTGATTCAGTTTCAATCGGCATCAAGAGCTGAGCAGTTGGATCATATTGAGTCATTAGAGGAGTTGCTTAATAAGCAGCAAGTTTTATACTTTAGGCTCCAGCATAGTGAAGATCCACATGCAAAGCGAATGCTTGAGAAAATCAAGGAAGGTGCTATTGAGTTCGGATTCGCAAAGGATACGGACATAGGTTATGTTTTCAGAAATATGATGGAGATGGTTTCGAAGATGAGAGAGCACCTTGCACCTGGTTGACAACCCCTTAACTTTTTATTATAATAATATGAGGGCGAAAATCCCTCCAACAAGCCAAATACACTTAATACGGAGTAAATACGTATGTCGTTCAGCGATTTAAAAAAGAAATCTTCCTTGGGGGACTTGACAAGCAAGCTAGTCAAGGAAGTAGAAAAAACCAATCCTCAATCTAATGTGGATGATCGATTTTGGAAACCAGAGGTTGACAAAGTTGGTAATGGATATGCAGTCCTTCGTTTTTTACCTGCACCAGAGGGAGAAGACATTCCTTGGGCTAAAATGTTTAGTCACGCATTTCAAGGACCAGGAGGTTGGTATATTGAAAACTCTTTGACCACTGTTCAAAAGCCTGATCCTCTTGGGGAATATAACAGGGAACTTTGGAACTCTGGAACAGAAGAGGCAAAAGATCAGGTTAGAAAGCAAAAGCGTAAGCTGTCTTTTTATACAAATGTTTATGTTGTTAAGGATCCAACCAATCCTGAAAATGAAGGTAAAGTTTTCCTTTATAAGTTTGGTAAGAAGATCTTTGATAAGATCATGGACGTAATGCAACCAGAGTTTGAGGATGAAGAAGCTATTAATCCATTCGATTTTTGGCAAGGAGCTAATTTTAAGCTTAAGATTGTTAGAAAGGATGGTTATTGGAACTATGATAAGTCTGAGTTTGATAATCCCTCTCCTTTATCAGAAACAGATGAGGAGTTGGAATCCATTTGGAATAAGAGC